GGCAAGATCGGTTATGTTACCTCTGTCGTCGGGAATTCACCTTGAAAGACATCAGGATTCGTGTTGAAACTTACGATGGTTTGTGTACTATTTGGTACGAACGTTCGAAGTTAAAGAATGCTTGCGATATTATCAGCAAGCGTGTCTACAACCAACTCTGTGGTTTGAATATTAAAGAAGTCCAAGTTTCGGTGATTTGATTATGTGTGGTCCTGCTTTTGAATATACTCGGGAAGATTTCCTGAATGATGCGTCCCCCGAAGAATGGGATGAATGGGAACAGAAAGCGGCTGAACTTGAGCTGCCGTTAGATTACTATTTGGCCGAGTTTGTGTGACAGTTGGGGAAGTGGCACATACCCCCTTGCGGTTTGTTTGAATCTGGTTTACATTACATTCGTTGATTTGAAACACCAATGAAATTCACCACTCCTGTCGCAATTTCTGATTACTTCTACTTCAACATTGACTTTCGTGATCTGATCACCAAGTTGAACGATGAATGTGAAGAAGTCATCGGATTGTCCATCGGTCGTGCATACATTGGGTTCTACGGTAATTCTATCAATTGGGGCATTCTGGACGAGAATGGGTCACTCTGAGAAGTGTCACAAGGGGGGTTGCGATGCCCCCCGATCTCTGATACATTACATTTGTCGCTGAGAGATTTCAATGTTTGATGAACTCTGGTCTGAGATTCAGGACATGCCTGGTGAGATTTTTGACCTGGACATTCCTGAACTCAAAGATGAAAAGTTTGATGTCAATGAGTATCTGAACGCAAACTACGATTATTGAGAACAATGGCAGAAATGATTGAACTCACTCAAGATGAGATTCGTGCTCTGCTGGATCTCATTGAGTTTCATGATGATTGGGAAGAATGTAGTGAACAACTGGGTGTAGATGTTGCCAAGTTGTATGATAAAGTTTCTTCATTCGTGACCTACTGATGCTCTACCAAATCATCGACATTGAGTTTGATTTTGATGATGAAGATGAACTGGATGATGATTACAAATCTGACCTCTTTGATGAGGCATTGAGTCAAATCTGGGAGGCATCGGATGAAGATGACCTCGTGGAAGAAGTTACCACCGCCTATGGTTGGTGCATCAAATCTATTAACTTTCGCCACGTTCTTTCGTGATGACAAACCGAACCGAACTTGAGTGGTTTCTGTTAGAGAAGTGTCGTGAAGATCCCGACCTTTTCGCTACAGTAATCAGTGAGTATGTTTGGAATCTAAGTGAATCCAAACTTGATGAACTTGAGGACTTTCTTTCTAACAACTTCGGAGACGACTGATGACCACCGAAGAACTTTACGCCAAATACGAATCACTGGACTCTGATCAGATTCGTGAGTTCGTTGATGCTTACGCCGAGCGTATCATTGATGACATGGACACGAAATGTTTGATGCAGTTCGTGTATGATACCATCACGGAGAATCTTATGATTCAGGAACCGAAAGAAATTTTAGAAGAAGTGTTCTGCGTTTATGATGAAGAAACCGTCGCAGAACTTATTGAGAGTGTGACACCTGACTAAGTGGCACAGGAGGGATTGCGCTCCCCCTTTTTTCGTGCCATACTAAGATCATGCAAAACAAACACATCGAACACCCCGAAGATTCTATCCTTACGGGTGACCTTACTGTTCTGGATTGGTTTACTGCCCGTGGCAATCTGAGTGTAAAGATTGACGGTGCACCTGCTATTGTGTGGGGTATTAATCCCGCCAATGGTGAGTTCTTCGTTGGCACCAAAGCAGTCTTCAACAAAGTAAAGATTCGGATCGCACATTCGCATGATGAGATCAATCAATTCTATCAAGGCGAAGTTGCAAACATTCTTCACGCTTGTTTTGACTGGTTGCCTCATTCAAACGGTATCTTTCAAGGTGATTTTATCGGTTTCGGTGGTGATACTGAGTATACTCCTAATACGATCACTTATCAGTTTCCTGAGGTAGTTTCTGAGAAGATCATTGTCGCTCCTCATACTTACTACATTGCCGACAAAGATCTGCGGGATGCTGTAGCGTATCCGATGAAGTTTACCATCACGGATACTCCCTACGTGAAATTTGTGAAACCTGAAGCATACATTCAGCACGGACAAGAATCGTTCGCTGATGTAGAAGAAATCTGCGACTTTGCCCGCCAGATGTCTACTGCCTGTGAGTTCGTAACTGATAAGGAAGCGGCAAAGATCAAACAACAGATCAATGCCTGCATTCGTGCTGGTGAAGAAGTCAACCCCGACGACTTTGATTGTGATGCTAACCTGCTGCGTTTGTGGGCATTGGTGAAGTCGATCAAAGATGATTGTTTGTACCTCTGCCGTAATCAGGGTCCTGCAGCATACCTGTACGGCAACAGGATTGATGCTGAGGGTTACGTTCTCACCAATGAGTTTGGTATGTTCAAACTGGTGAATCGTGAGGTCTTTTCTAACGCTAACTTCAACAACGGACGCTTTCAGTGTGCCAGTTGAAGAGGTGGCACACACCCCGTAGACAGATGCCCTAATCCGTTCTATTCTTACAAAGTAATCAACGAAAGCAATTTTCGAGATGACTCTGAATCAATTCTTCATTGAGTGCCTGGATCTCAAATATGCCAGCAATTCTCAAGACAATTCCTATCACGAACAGCAGGTAGAAGAACTGCTGAAAAAGTATAACCTGGAGTATGAATATCAACCGAATGGTATTCAAAACTCCCCCGACTTTCGTGTACACTACAACGGCAAAACTTACGACATTGAGTGTAAGTCTTCCAAACAGGCATTTCCTACCTATAATGGCGGATTGCCGAAGGAAGGTGTCATCTACGTGTTCAGCAGCAAAAAGTACAATGAAACCACGGTGTTCTTTGCTGATGATGTGGTGAGCAAAGAAAAGCGGGAACTGTATAACAAACTGATTGCTGAGTTGAATGTAACTCTCAAGCAGTATCAGCAACTCAATGAGTGGCAGGAAGATGAGCGTGGGTTTGACTTCTACATCCGCAACATGTTCACTCAATCGGGTGGCAAAGATAAGACGGATTACTTCACTCATGCCCGCCGTGGTTACTGTGAGGATCGTGTCATCAACTTTGACTTCTGATGTATAAGAATTGGCTCCTGATTGTGGTTGCCCTGATGATCTTATGGCAACCGCTCCAACCGATCCGCCATATGACAGCTGATGCACTGTCACTCGCTGCCTCCTGGATCCGTGACTGACCCTGTAGACTTACTGCATACCAAACGGCACAAACCCATGCGGAAGATCGAACGCCTGATGAACGCTGCTATCACTGCCAGCAAAGATTTCAAACTGGATAACACTGAGGTCATCTCATGTTCTGATGTTTCTGATGTCTACCTGCACGGCAATCTGATTGCTCGCATTGGTGAAACCTGGATCGAATTGTTTGATGGTGGGTATCGTTCAAACACTACCAAATCCCGCCTGAATGCTATTCTTTCTGAGCACGGAATCCCTGGCGAAGGTATCTTTCAGAAGAACTATCAGTGGTTCTTTCAGTCTAAAGATTACGGCGTGATTCCCTTCTTCTCAGGTATGCGAATTGCCTGAGTGACAGTCAAGGGGGTGGCACACACCGCCCCCGATTCCACCCCATCCCATCTTACAATTCTTTCAGTTCAAACAACGAACCCAATGCGTTACAATCCTTCCACTGATCGTGCCACCTCTATTGATGAGATCGCCGCACAATGTAAGGCAGCAATTCTTAAGGCAGAGCGCCGCTATGTTGAGTCCGTCGCTGATCGCATCTATGATGAGATCTTGACTGCTACCCGCTGGGAGGATGATGTTCTGATCGCTGCCTGAGTTAAGTATGCTTCGCCTCCTGAATTTCACCCTTCGCCCCTTCAATCGTAAGGTGGTGATTTTTAAAGTCCTGACCCCCAAATTCAACTGATTTAAAATGACTCAATCCCTTGCAATCTCTCTGCTCCGTCAAGGTAACAATGGCGATCAAATCCTGCAAATTCTTGAATCAATCGCAAACGACAATGAGCAGGGAACTGTAACCGATCTTCAGGGCAACCCCATCATCTGGTGACACTCTGACAACCGCACACCCCTCACCCGATCCGTCAGGTGGGGGGTCTTATACTGTAAGGGTCAGCAACCGACACCCCATGACCCGTGACCTTAAGACCCTCATGGCATCCGAAGGGTTCCGACTCCACCGCACAGGGAAGCATCTGGTTTGGCGTGATGAGCAGGGCGCCCAGGTCGTGACCGCCGTCTCCCCGTCCTGCCACCGTCACCTGCAGAATATCAAGCGGGACATCCGCCGTGCCCGCTGCGCTGCCTGACCTGCTACAATACCAAAGCAACCGACCCGAACCCATGGCACTCTACAACATCGCAACCGACCTGCAGACCCGTCAGACCGTGTGGGTCCTGACCAATGTGGGGAAGGGTCGCCCCCAACTCAACTCCCATCGTGACGGCAACGCAGGGCGTTCGCTTGCTGCCTCTGGTGTTGATGGTCTGCCCGCATGGGAACTGGCAGCGATGCACCACGCCTATCGGGGGAAGGGGTGACCCTCCCCCTTCGTTCGTTAAACAGCAGTCTTATGGGGTTGCGGTCGTGCGGGGGGCGCCGCCGTTATATAAAAACCCTGGGTCCCCCTAACCTACAAAGTGTTACGAAAGCAAGTGATATTTAAGGTGCTATATAAATCTAAAAAAGAAATTCATATACTCAAAATGAAAAAAAATTCCGGAGAAAATTTTCAGTCTGTACAGGTTGATCCAATCACGGGCGACTATTATATTGTGATACCCGAGTGGGTCACAAACGAACTTTCATGGTATGAAGATACTGAAGTTCACCTATCAATTGAGGGCGGAGATCTCGTAATAACCGAAAAGGAAGGAGATTGACAATCGCTACATAATACTGTATGATCTTGATGTAAACGCATTCTATTATGGCTAAAGGATTTACCGTAAAAGCAAAAACGCCGACTGCCTCAGAACCAGAGTGGGACTACAATCTTGCCCGTGAGATGGTAAAGGGTAAGACTATTGTATTCTGTCTACCTGGAAGAGGAGTCTCATATACTTACTTAAAGAACTTTGTTCAACTTTGTTTTGATCTGGTACAGGCAGGTGCAAGTATTCAGATTTCTCAAGATTACTCATCAATGGTGAACTTTGCCCGTTGTAAGTGTCTTGGAGCAAATGTACTTCGTGGACCTGATCAGATTCCCTGGGACGGCAAACTGAAGTATGATTGGCAGTTATGGATCGATAGTGATATTGTGTTCAGTAGTGAGAAGTTCTGGCAACTTGTTCTGATGGATCAAGACATTGCTGCTGGATGGTATTGTACAGAAGATGGTAGAACAACTTCTGTTGCTCACTGGTTGGAAGAGGATGACTTCCGTAATAATGGTGGTGTGATGAATCATGAAACCATTGAAAGCATCTCTAAGCGTCGCAAACCATTTACTGTGGATTATACTGGATTTGGTTGGTTGCTGATTAAGAATGGAGTCTTTGAACACTCTGAGATGAAGTATCCTTGGTTTGCTCCGAAGATGCAGGTCTTTGAATCTGGTGAAGTACAGGATATGTGTGGAGAAGACGTATCATTCTGTTTAGACGCAAAGGAAGCAGGTTTTGAAATCTGGTGCGATCCTCGTATCAGAGTTGGTCACGAGAAAACAAGAATCATTTGATGACTAACCAACTCTATAATATTCTCTGTAAGGGGAGAAGAATCTATTCAAGTCTTACAGAGGAAGAATATTTCAATGTTATGGAGGATCTGTCAATAGAATACTATCAGACAGGTACTCCACGACCTGAAGATCTTGAAACTGAAATTTTATTGGAGAATAACAACATATGGCAGCAAAAGCAAAAGGTGGTCTGAATAAGAATAGCTCTTATATTCCTGGTCCGCCCAAAAAGTCTCGTCAGGGTAATGGTATGGGAACGAAGTATGCCGCTTCTTCTCGTAACGGGGCTCGTAAGAAGTATAGGGGTCAAGGTAAGGGATGATGCAGGACCTTGAAGAGTGGATTGGTAAAATTAAACTATCACATCCAGACTTAAAAGGTCATTCAATCTGCCCATTTGCCAAAGCAAATACCTATAAGATTGTAAAATGTTCAATTGACGACATCAAACCTCTAAATGAAGAGTTTGGTGTCGTTATTTTTGTTGTTGAAGATGACCTAGACCTCGAATACGGATACAAAAAAATAGATGAATTAAATCAATTGTATCCAACTTATAAATTTTTTGATGATTTTAGAGATGAACCGAGTTTTATTCATGGAGTTCAGACAAATAATGGCAAATATAACTTAATTTTATATCAAAATGCTGAATTTTTGACTAAAATGCGTCATATTTTAGCAAAGACAACCTATTATGATTTGTGGGATGATGATTATTTGAAAAAAATTCTTGAAAAGGACTATGAAAGTGTTCAAAACATCAGAAAAAATAAGAAATAAATAGATTTTTTGCTAAAAATTGAGTTGAAACAGTTTTCAATGGGCAAACACCTGCTCCTAGAGGTGTATGATGTGGACTTTGACCTGATTAATGACGTAGAATCTCTACAGAGCGTCATGATCAAGGGCATTGAACGTGCGAAGATGACGATTTTAAACACATTTTCGCATTGTTTTCTTCCACAGGGGTGTACGGTCGTCATTGCCCTCGCTGAAAGTCATGTTTCTTGTCATACTTGGCCAGAAAATGGGTGTCTGGCGGTAGATGTTTACACTTGTGGCGAAGGAAATCCACGTTTGATTGCTCTTGAAATTTTAAAATACCTTAATTCATACTCTTATTCGCTGCGTGAAGTTGAACGTTAAATAGTAGTAAGGAGATAGCAACCTCCTTTATAAAAGTTCTGTTTTATTCACTTAAAACAGG